AACCCCAGGAGGTTGTCAAGGATACATTAGCGGTGAGTTTCAATTTTGGATTGACATAGATTTTATTCTACCTGATTCAGGACCTCCAGGATCAAGTCCAGAAGAAGATAAGGAGTGGAAGGATGCTAAGGAAAAATTTAAGAGCTGTGTGGACAACTGGAATCTAGATATGTCTGATACAATGTGTATCCTTGCACATCAAAAGTACTTAGAAGCCGTACTAGGGCGGAAGGATGGTGCAGCTGGTGATAAATTTATTGCGATGATGTTAGCTGACTGGGAGGCGATGCACGATGAACCTGTAACAGATGGAGGGGGAAGTCCTCCAGGATCACCAATGTCAGGAGCCGGAGTACCCAACGGCGTAAATGCTGCACTAAAGGCTATTATCGATGAGATAGGTGCGCAGAATTTGTGGGATTTTGCAATACTTTGTAGCTGCGACAAGTGAGCCTATCGATACAGGATAAGTTTGGTAAACAAGTACAGGATGATATTGATCGCATTTACGCGGCTGAATGGACAGATATTATAAACCATTATGTAAGGTCTTTTTGGGACGCTGCTCAAACCGGAGATACTGATTACATTACAAATATTGAATCTTATGATGAAATTCTTGTGCTAGCTGCCACAGCTAGATCACGAGGTCGGTCTTAATAATATTTAAATTATCTGGAATCTCAGTATATAACAGTGTACTATGAAGTTTTTAATTCCACTGCTAATGCTACTCTCAGCTCATCCTAATATTGATACTACTTTGATCAAACATGGGAATATCTCCAATTTCAGTACTGAACGTAACGACAAGGTAGCTGTAGTCAATTCTAGGAACATTTATAAGAAACTACCATCGTATATGGCAATAGAGAAAGAAGGCGTTAAAAAGGGCTCTGCGCGCTACTATGAGCTTATGACAAAAGCTACTAAAACCTACAAAAGAGTCCTAAGAGCAGTAGCTGTCAAGAAAAATTTCGTTTTGATCGTAGAGAGAGGGGGAGTGGTTGATTATGAGTACGAAGAAGCTACTAACTTGTGTATAGGAGAAATTTAATGGGGTTAGATCAGTATCAAGTTACAGACGCTTATTGGAACACAGTTTACAGAAATCCTAATACTAACAAAGTTACGGGGAATACTACGGTATACCCGGAAAGCTTTAGAACCGACGCTCAGTTAAAAATTACCCAAACACTGACTAAAGATTTCTATAGTAGTACTTGGTTTAGAGCTTTAAATGATATTCAGCAGTCTGAAGAATTTATGAGCCTCTTAGAGACTACCTATTGGGAGTTAAAATATAAATTTATACAAGATGGAGGGGGTAGCCGTGAAAGAGTAGCTCCTACTACTTCTGAAATAGTATACACATTTGATATGGGATCTATCATACCTAAATCTTATTTTCTAGAGGTTAGATTTAATTTTAGAACTGATGACATTCACTTAGGAATAGGACAACACTTATAATGGGAAAATGCGATTGGGATGAAGTAGTAGTACCTGAAAGGTCTTGTAACTGGGCAGGAGTTGTTGACGGTGGCGGGGGAAGTGGATGGTCTATTCCTCCTATAGAGGTAGAAGATGAAGACAGTGATCCTCCTGGACCTGAGGATGGCGGAGGAGAGATAGAGACTGGGGAAAACGCGTGGTGGTGCATAGCAGGTGTTGAAGTTAACGATGCCGCTAGTGCTCCTAAGTGCGAGTATGGAGCTGATCCTGGTACAGCTATCTCAGGACCTTATATTTCAGCAGATGAATGTTATAGGGAATGTAAACTTGTAAAAAGATGGTTTTGCTATAACAAAGGTACAGTTAATGCGTACTGCGTCATGAAAGAATACATGATAACAGATCCTGGAATTCCTCACTTCGATTGGAATTTTGTATTCCCATCTAGAGCGTCATGTATGGCTAGGTGTCCAGGGGATGATTACGTAAGACCTGGACCAGGTGGAGCTACTACTCCGGGAGGAGCTACTGAAGTTACTCCTTCAGGTCCCGCAACAGGCAATCCTACTACGCCTGTAACAGATACTACAACTCACAGACTTTATAGATGTATAAAGGATCCTGGAAATTACCATTGTGAATATATTCCTGGAAGAGACGACTGGACTGAGCAAGAGGTTAGGAATGATTCTGGAGCCCCTCCTGGACCTCCCGGAACTGATTTTTGGTCTAAGACTGGATTAATATGGAAGTTGAATTGGGAAAAGTGGGCTACTTGGAAGGGAGGCTTCTTAACAAAAGGTGAATGTGAGGCTAAATGTAAGGAGCCGGTTATAACTCCTAACTCACCGTCTACTCCCAACGGAGCTCCTACGGATTTCGACATGTGGACATGTAACCTATCCACTGGGGTATGTACTTCAGTTACTATAACATTTGCTGACGCTACCGCAGAGTATCCTATAGAGGACTACCCGGGTCTCTATAATAGAGCGGGTAGATTAATATGGCTAAAGTATATTGAAATGGTAGGAGGTTATGTAACACAGGAGGAGTGTGAAGAGCAATGTCCTAAAAAAGCAAACCGACCTTCTACCCCTCCAGGCTCTAGTCCTGAATTTTCTATTTGGATTTGTAGTTTAGCTACTTACACATGTATAGAGAGTGTATTTACAGTGGAATCTGCTACAGAAGATTATCCATACGCAACTCATCCTGATCTATATCGAATTGATGGGCATGGGGGTCAGCATTTAGTCCAGAGTAAATTAGCGGATTTTCTAGAAGGTTATTTGGGTAGCCAAGATGGTGAAAATAGATGTAACGAAAACTGTGAAGATCCAGGAACCTCAATAACTCCAGGGTCTCCCGCTACTCCTGATAATACACCTCCTCCTCCACCTCCCCCACCTCCACTTAAATACGTGTGTGAAGATAAAGTATGTATACCTATCAGTGTGGCTGATCCTAGGTATGCTAATGCGTGGGACACAAAACCTGCTTGTGATTTGGTATGTAATTATGAGCCAGGACCTAGTACTGACGTTGGTAGTGGTCCACCCCCTATTGACAATGATTGGGTCCCGGGACCTGACGTAGGAGACGACGGTGAAGCTAACGCTGGACCTATTTCAGGAGGTGGAACTACTTACTGTAATCCTGACTGTGTGATGATACCCCCTATAGGTATGCATTGGATATGTAATGCTGACACAGGTTCTTGTGAAGCATGGGAAACTCCTCCCCCGGGATCCGTAACATATGAAAACCCTATAGAGTGTATGGATAAATGTTATGAAGGTGTAGATATTGACTCTAATAATATTTCCGCAGGGCAAGAACGCTACTTAAGATGGGTTTGCGTTAGAAGTATAGATGGTACTTCCACATGTAAGCTACAGCCTGTAGATAACCCAGCAATTGGTCACATTACAGAAGGCGACTGCCAAATAAGATGTCATGGGTGGAATTCAGGAGATGAAGTAGATTCTACCTATAGTACTAGCGTAACAATCCCTCCTGTAATGGGATGGGAATGTAATAAAGTTACAGGTAACTGCGAATATATTTTAGGAGGTACTCACGCTACTGTCCAGGAATGCTCTTACGCAGGATGTTACAGTATTAACGTTGATGATCAAATTGAAATACCTCCCCCAGCTTGGGGTTGGGAATGTAATAAATCTACAGGTAAATGCTCGTACATTATGAATGGTACCCACGCTACTGAAGAGAAGTGCCTTGAAGATTGTTCGATAATAATTAGAACAGGTGTTAAAGTAGACTCTGAGGGAGCTTGGAGATGGATATGTCAAGATTCAGGATGTGAATTTATTAGAGTATCTGACCCTAACCTAGGTCATGAAGAATATAGTAAATGTGTAGATGCTTGTGAAGTTGATGGAGGTACTACTAATGGTACAATTATTATAAGTAGTGATAGTTACGGTGGTATTTCCCAAGATAATAATGTAGAAGCAGATAGTTTTATGGATACAGGTAATGATTATTCAGCATCTATAGATAATGATACTTTATTTCAACAATTATTAGATTTTTTGAAAACTAAGATAGATGGAAATGGGTTAGTAAGGCTAGACCATTACTTTAGTATAACTTTAAGTAATTTCTTTACTAATTACCCTTACAGATACGCTATTGTAGAAAAATCTAAATTTATAAAATTACTAAAACGATCTATAAACGTTAAAGGCTCAAAATCTGTCCCTGTATTTCCTGAGGCTTTAGTAAAAGAGTTCAAAAAGTTTATGTTTAATTTAAATGTAGATTCTAAACTAGGTTTAAATATTAAGTTTGTTCACAGATTCTGGAAGAAATTTGATAGAAGGCTAAACCTTATAAAGACTGCTCCAGCAGACACTGAGCAAGATATAGAAGGAAATTTAATTACAGCCTCGGATTCTGTAATTTTTACAGATGTTAAGTCGGAAGATAAGGACGCTTTTCAAGAACCAGAATTAATGAATCTAGATTTATTAAATAGCCCTCTCCCTTTAGAGAAATCTATAAGCGATGATACGGTTGTTGAAAATTCTAAAGTATCTTTGCAAATTGCTATTAACAAATTAGCAGTTAAATGGCGAGATGGTTTAAATACTATATCCAGAACTAAACCTCTAAAGGACCAACCTTTTATTCCTAAAGATATGGATAATCTATCTCAAATCATCGCAGGAGGACAAGATCAGGAACGACTGCAGCTAAGAAAGATTTATGGAGACGTTAATAATTCTAAAATTTCAATAAACCAAGACATTATATTTAAAGTTCCACATATCCCAAATGTGTGTGACTTGAAGTATACAGAGTTTAAAATAGACTTTAGATCAAATCTCTCACTACACTCGGAAACTACTTCCCCTATGTATGGATCAATATCATTCCAGTACGTAAATGGACAGATTATTCCTTATATAAATGAAGAAGAGCAAAAAGATATGAAAGTAACCTCGAAAGACTCTATAGTTATGTCTGTTCTTAGAAAGGCTAAACAAAAAGGCTGACGATAAAATACCCTTATTGCGAGTTCGCAATATCCTATATAACACAGATATGAAATTTTCCGAATACTTACGTTTAAACGAAGGCAACTATGGTCATGAATTTGGCAAAGAAGCCGAAAAGCACGAAGCTGCTAAAGAAGCTAATAGAGAGCATGCTGCCGTTAAGAGAGATGAGTCTACCATGGCTCCTAAGAAGCCCCACCTACAGGTAGGTGCTAACTCTCAAGAAGTAGCAAACAGGACTATGCCTCCAGCTGAGCAGGCAAAGCTAGCTGGTGAGCGTAAGGCGTGGAGAGATAAACTACGTCCGACAGGCGACGATGGTGGCGCACAGGCTGCTCGTGACGCAGCTAATACTGTCAAGGAGCCAAGTGGTGAAGTCATGAATGATCCTAAAACAGGTAAGCCATTCCCTAAGACAGGTCCATTAAAAGATTGGCAAGTCCCATCTCTAAGAGAAAGCGAGCGTCCAGGAGAAGCAATTAACTACGGTAGGGATGAAGAAGATGAGCCTGAAGAGAATACTGAGGACGATGGTCATGCACCGAAACCAAAAAATACTCTTACCGTTGCGCAACTTGCAGCAAAGAAAAATCTTGGAGAGGCAATCAAGAAAAGTGGACTTCCACCATTAAAGCGTTCTCCAGGTGATACAGTTCCGGGATTCTTGAAGAAGCCAGAGTTTCCATCAATAAGACCAAACGAATCTGATGAAGATACGGCGATAAGGGATAGAATGAAGAGTAGAGACGCTCGTGAACAAAGGCTTAAAGATACTATATCTAAGAGACAAGCAAATGAATCTGTTGGAATCCCAGAGCGAGATGCTCTAGGAAGACTTTCAATTTATTCTATGCAGGAATCTAGCACTAATAAATTTCAGCGTAAGGCTCTTAAGAGAGCAAATATGGGTAAAAAATTAAGTAATGCAGACTCAGGTCGTGTTATGAGAAATACCAAGGCTGATCCATCTACACGTACAAACGCTGGAGAGAATTACAAAGACCCACAAGCAGATAGGGACGCTAATGACGCAGCTGAAGCAGACCGCAGAGAGAACGCTGTGGGAATGGATAGACAAAGCCATCTAGATAAGTAACTATATAATACGGTATCTAATCCCAATAAGAAAACCCTACTAATGATTTTACTCTTAGTAGGGTTTTTTTTATAGAAGAAGTTAGTATTAGCTCTCTTTAGAAGGTTCTCCCTCATTGATGTTAGATACTATAGACTTTAGGGATTCTAGAATACTTACTAGACTCTGCTCTAGATTAGTTACTCTCTCATTTATAGGATCTACTGATTCTGTTAGAGATTTATCTTCTTCAGCATGATCTTCTAGTTTCTGAGATTTAGGCTCAGGAGCTTTAGGAGCTTTCCAGGCATTACCTACATTCTTAGGTATGCCGAAGGTTGCCATATCGGTGGCATGCTTCTCTACAGCCTTCTCTGCCTCCTCATGGGATTGGTGCTTTANNATATCTTCATCGTTGCCATAGATATTCTCCATGAGCGAGTCTACAAATTTTGGGTCTACTTGNTTCATAATGGTTTCCTAATTTATATATGGTTATCGAAAACCTTACTAGTTGAAAACTATAGATAATATAAGATGTATACAACCGAACCATTTCAATTAGAAGGGGATGATATAATACTAGGTATCTTTGGGTCTTCTGTGTTTATTAATACTAAAAAAGGAGAAGGACGTACTACAAGGACTTCAGCCATTCAACGTATTGTTCAAGTTATCCGCTCAATTAATCCTAGATTAGTGTATATTACACCCTCAATAGGCGTACCTTTACACTTAACTACAATTTTAGATTACCTTAGGATACCGTTTATTATCGTAAGCCCTAGTAAAGGACACTTCAGTAGATTTGCTAAAAAGAATAGAGTACTTTTGAATAAGGCTGTAAGAGAAAGCCATTCTGTAGTGGTAGTAAATAATATACGAGCAAACATGTTAAATCTCATAGAGTTGGAAGAAATGTCTGAGGATTTTATAATAGACAGATCTGACCTTATCTTATCAGTTTTTGGGAGTAACCAAAATTCTAGAGACGAAAGTAGGCATACTAAACTAAACGAAATAGAAAAGGATGTAATATTCCTTAACTACGCTACTTAACGAATACTGGAAGTTTATCTCCTAGTTTCTTAGATAAAGCTTCTCTATTTTTATGCCAAGAGTCTTTACCATGTATATTACCTACAGACATATGTAAAATATTAATTGGGATAACATAATTTTCGAGACCTTTAAAATGAGCTTGTAAAGTATAGTACAAGTCATAAAAATCCCAATTACCCTCAAATTCCTTTGGTTTTCCTAATCTCATCTCTAATAGGGTACTTCCTAAACAAGCTAAGAAAACTCCGTCAGTAGCGACTACCTTACCTGTAGGACCATAATGAGTAGCCATCATATCTGTGACAGATGTCCCATGGAATACGTTTCCAGCTAGATGACCTGAGCCGTACTTATCTAAGCCTTCCCACCATATACAAGTTTCTCTCAATATCCTAGTACCTGCTACCCCTAGGAAACCTATTTTATTTTTTTGTAAAAAACCTTCTATTATACTATTGAAGTCAATTGAGTTGGTAAGGATGTGAATATCATCATGACACATGATAACATAATCATCAGATTTTACTTTAGATTCTATGATACCTGCTTCATAAGCTTCAAAAATACTAGGGTACCCATCCATTACATAAGTCTCCCAACCTGCTTCATCAAAGTAAGTTACAAGAGTTTTTGGAATTGAAGGAGTCTTAGATGGGATAATTACGATTTTTCTCATATGTATATAAATTATGGTCAGTAAGCAAGATATAGTCGATGAGATACGAAGGTGTTCAGAAGATCCTGAATACTTTATTAAAACCTATGTAAACATCGAACATCCTATTAAAGGAATTATTCCTTTTAATTTGTACAAATTTCAGACAAGAATTTTAAATGAGGTTCATACCGAACGGTTTAATATTCTTAGGAAGTTCAGGCAGGCTGGAGCTACAACTTTATGTGCTGCTTATTCACTGTGGTCTATAATTTTTAAAGAGAACCACAATGTAATGGTTGTATCTATTGGAGATCGTGAATCTACCGCCTTCCTACGAAGGGTAAAGCTAATGTATGATGACTTACCTTTATGGTTAAAGCCTTCTATATTGGCAAAAAATGCTCATAAGCTTCATCTATCTACTGGAAGTCGTGTAATGTCCCAGCCCGCAGGTGCTGGACGTGGAGAGTCGGTATCTCACCTAATTGTAGATGAGGCTGCCTTTATTGATAAGATGCGTGAGTTCTGGGCTGCTGTATATCCTACGATTGCAACAGGTGGTAAGGCTACTCTAATCTCTACTGTAAATGGAATGTCTAATTTATACTACGAGTTGTATAGGGATGCAGTAGATGAAGTGAACGATTTCAATCCTATTGATATTAATTGGAGAGAGCATCCTGAGTATACGGATGAATGGTATAAGAAAAACTTTCCTATTATTGGTGCTAGAATGTTTGAACAAGAGTTTGAATGTTCATTCCTAGGTACTGGTGACACTTTTATCGATAGAGATACTTTAAAAAGATTGAACTCAACTCACGTAGGTGAATACAGTGTAAAGACTTCGGGTCATCTTAGAGTTTGGAAGCATCCTGATCCTTATGCCGAATATATTTTAGCAGCTGATGCCTCTTATGGAAGAGGTCAGGATTTCTCTGCATTTCATGTTATTAACTTATACAACGGTGAGCAGGTAGCAGAGTTCTATTCAAATAAAACCTCACTATCTGAATTTGCAAGATCTATCCACGATACAGGTAATGATTATAATATGGCTCACGTAGTAGTTGAACGTAACGGATTAGGAATACCTCTTATTCAAGAATTATTTGAAAGACTTGAATATGAAAATATTTGGATGGATGATAAACAAGAATTTGGATTCCAAATGACCACTCAGTCTAGAGAAAAGGTACTAAGTTTCTTAGAAGAGTCTTTACGTACCTCGAGATTTAGGGTTAACTCTGAGCGGACAGTAGATGAATTAAACACCTTTATTATCACCGATACTGGTAAAATCGAAGCGGACAAAGGCTATCATGACGATTTGGTTATGAGCTTAGGGCTAGCTGCTTTAATATCCGTAGACTTAAGTACCGGACTCCCTGCAGAGATTGGCAAGGCAGAGGATTCAGAAACAAAACAAGAATTACCTAGTCTGCTAAGGGTATCTAATAATAGTGACACGCACGAGGACACATCATGGCTTCTAAAATAGATAAAGATCAAAACTTAAACGAATCAATTACACAATTCCCGCAACCTAATAATACCGGGCATTTGCAACCAGCTACCGGAAAATCATCTGGGTTCTTTGGTAAATTCTTCTCTACTCGAGGTAGGAAGCCTAAAAGAGGTGGAAGACTTTCAGGAGATACTATTAAAGCTACGGACATCTTTTCTGATCTCCCAGGCATTGGTATTAGTAAAGGTATGGTCCACCTACCTCAAATTGAGTATGATAAAAAGAAGAGATATACTGATTATGAGAAAATGGATGAATATCCTGAGATCGGAGCAGCTTTAGATATTTACGCAGATGATGGTACTCAGAAGCACTTGAATGGGGATATCCTACACGTAGATTCAGCTAGTGAAGCTATTAAGATTGAAATTGATAACTTTATCCGAACTACTAACCTACGTCGATATATTTGGGATATATTCAGAAACGTCGCTAAGTACGGTGATTGCTTTATAGAGAATATCGTAGATTTAAATAATACCTCAGCAGGCATACAACGTATTAAAATTCTAAATCCAAACTATATTACTAGAGTAGAAAACGAATATGGGTACCTGCAAAAGTTTATGCAAGAAGTTCCAGATGTTCGATCAGGTGGAGGTATGCAAGATGCGGGTGCCAATACAAACGGTTCAGGTAAATTTTTAGATTTAAACAAAGATCAGATTTCCCATTTCCGTATCCACACATCAGATCCTAATTTCTACCCTTATGGTAAATCAATTGTATTTCCCGCTATTAATGCGTGGAGATCGTTAAAGCTTATGGAAGATGCTATGTTAATCTACAGATTAGCTAGAGCTCCAGAGCGTCGTGTATTTTATGTAGATACGGGTAATTTACCTACCTCTAAAGTAGAGATGTTCATGGAACGTCTTAAGCAAAAGTTTAAGAAGGAAAAATTCTTTGATCCTACATCCGGTCAAGTTAATGAGCGCTATAACCCTTTGTCAACTGACGAAGACTTCTTTGTACCTGTAAAAGGTAAAGGAAATGGTACTAAAATCGAAACTCTCCCAGGAGCTCAAAACCTAGGTGAGACTGATGATGTTAAGTACTTCCGTGATAAACTCCTCGCAGCCCTTAAAGTACCACAAGACTTTATTGTAGAGAAAGAACAAAGTCCTGAGCGCAAATCAAACTTATCTCAGCTGGACATTAAATTTTCTCGTGCTGTTGGGAGACTTCAGCGTGAAGTAGAATCTAGCCTTGATCTGATGGTTAAGAGACATTTAACCCTTAGAGGATTCGATAGGAACCTTATTAAGCTAGTAGAAGTCACTCTATGCCCTCCTTCAGACCTCCAGGAGAAGCGTAGATTAGAATTAGATGAGATGAAGACTAGAGTCGTACAAGCCGTGAAAGGGCTTGAGTTGTTCCCTGATGATTACATTTATGAGCATTATTTCCAAATGAATGAGAATGAAATCAAAGAAATTAAGGATACAATGAAGGAACTAGCAGACGAGGCAATGGAAGCCGAAATGGAACAGCAAGCAGCTATGGCTCCACCTCAACCTGGATCTGAGTTAGGCGGTGCAGAAATGGGAGGGGAAGAAGCCGGTGGCGTCCCTCCAGAAGAGCCTCCAATGTAATTCACAAGAATAAAGCCAAATAAAATAAAAAACACCACGTATATAAATTAGGATATAACCATGCTATTAGAAAATAGAAATAAGAATCTTACCAATCTGCACAAAGCTGCGGATTACTTAAGCCGTTCACTACGGGAAAACTTTAAAGTATTTACTGTAAATTCACAAGATAAGAAAGTTCAATTTCTTTCGGAGAATGAGAATATAATTACATGTCAGTACAATATAAAGGATTCTGTAATTGTCCTAGAGGATTTGAAAACTGATTCGGTAGATGATTACCTATCAGCAAAGAGAATCGATGGTATTGTAGCTGATGGTATTACAAACTTCGTCTCTGACCTTAGGGAGAGCCGCTTTGATAAGGCTGATACCTCTTTTACGGATGTTCTTAATCTGTTTGAAAGTCGTAATGATTTAGAATCTCTACGCTTTAAGTTTACTAAACATTCTAACTCGTTTGCTAAAAATACTACTATTGTAGAGTCAAGTGAGTTTAAAAAGATGTCAGAAGCTAAAGATGCTTTAACAGCATTTATCTCAGAGAATAAAGAAACCTTAATGGGTAATAAGGAAATTAAGGATAGCGCTGGTATTGTAAACGCGATGTCCAATGTATTCAGTTCTAATATTAATCTCACTCTTGAGAACGTTAACAATGCTAAAAAGCTTGAAATAGATCTTAAAGAAGGTAATAATCTCTATGAAATGGTATGTAAGCAGGAACTTATGCGTCAAGAGCTTATTGAGTCTAAGGAGAACTTCTCAGGGGTATGGGCAACTAACCAAGCTATACAAGAACTAGCTTCATGTATCTTCTCAGATGATAAAACATTAGTAGAAACTATGGAGAAAGTAATTGAAGAGGTCCCATACTTTAGCTTTGCAACTAAAAATGATTTAAATGAGACTTTAACTTCTATCTACGAAGTAAATTCTACAGACACTATTTTAAAGAAAGATATTAAGGAATTCGTATCTAAGATCTATGAAACTAAGAAGCCAGTAAAGAAAAAACTTATTAACCTCCTTAGTGAAAAGTATGGAGTTAACGTAGCTAATTTAAAGTTTGTACCTACCTTTAGTAATCTCTCTAAAACTCACTCTGTATTCTTTGAAGTACTTTCAATGTGTATGGAAGAAGGAATCCTTCAAGATGTAACTAAAGACTTCGCTAAGTTTATAAGTAATAAAGGTGGAGTAGAAGTTTTAGATGTAAATGATATTATCCAAGAATGTTTAAGTTCTTCAGATGAAAATCTAAACGAAAACGCTATCCTTGTTAACTATATTGATGTCCCACGTCTAACTCAAGACCTATCACAGGTAATTGATGTTCTTGGAACTTTAACAGGTGCAAATGCAATGGGAGCTGAGGAAGAAGGCATGGAAGGGGAGATTCCAGAAGAGGAACTAGGCATGGAAGATGAGGAAATGCCAGGTGAGGAAATGCCAGGTGAGGAAATGCCTCCAGGCGAGGAGATGCCCCCAGGTGAAGAAATGCCCGAAGAAGAAATGCCTCCGGGAGAAGAAATGCCCGAAGAAGAAGGTATTGATCCAGAAGCTGCTCCTGAATCTATGCCAGGTGAAGAGGGTGAAGAAATGCCAGCCGATCCAGAAATGGAAGGTGAGGTAGTGGGAGATGATGCCGAAGGTTCAGTAGGACTGGGTAGAGAAAATGGAGACATTTCATCTATCATGGCAAATCTTGAAGATATACTAGCCTCTCTAGGAGGCGGTATGCAAGGGGAGGAGGAAGAGCCTATGCCAGACGACCAATACGGTGCCTAGTCTGCTAAATAGCCTTGCTTTAACCAACGCCTAAAAAGTCTTTGATGACGATTTTGCATAGTAAGTAAATCTAAAACAATAGATTCAAGAACTTCTAAAGAGCCTTCTGATATTTCAGTGGGCTCTTTTTCTTTTAGTTGCTCAAGCCTATCAATGATAAGATGTAGCGCTTCCTTATCACTATCAGGTAGACTGTTTACTTTAGTTTCTTTATTTTTTCTTGATTCCATGAAATTCTATATTAAATTCGAGAGATTTATAAGCATCTACTCTTAGCTTTGAATGTTTCCCTAGATAAGGAGCCTTATCTATAAAATCGTAAATATAAACTTGAGTTTTATTCTCATGCTTACGTAAAGTTCTACCTAAAGCTTGAACAGTTGCTATTTCTGATTTTAACCCCCTTGCATTTATAAGGTGGGTTAACTCCGGGATATCAATACCTGTCTGAAATATTATAGTTCCAATTATAATAGAAGGACCATCTTTTTCCAGGAACTTTTGTAAAGTCTTATCCCGATCATCTAAACTATCCCTACCTTCGAGCTGGTAGGATCCTGGAATATTATCTTTAAAGTATTTTGCGTGAGAAAGATTTTTAGTAAGGATTAACACTCTAGCGTTAGATTCTGTAATCTTACCAACTAGATTTACAATAAGCTCATTCCTGTAATCGTAATCTACAATAAATTCTTCGTATATTTCTTGATAAGTTTTACCTTTAGTTTCAATATCATCAATATCTGGTAACTCAATTAACTGGATAGAGGGGAGGGTTAAATACCCCTCATCAACTAAATCCTTAGCAGTTACGTATTCAATCTGTTTACCTAAAAAGGAAGTTAAGGTAAGCTGTGAATGTCTGTCTTTAGGGGGAGTAGCCGATAACCCAATTCTGTAAGTAGCGTTAGGGAATGAACTTAAAACCTTCTTGGCTACCTTACCTTTAGCGAACTCGTGAATTTCATCAAACATAATAAACTCAGAAGTCTTAAGGTGTGTGTCAATAATCTTATCAATAGACTGAATTGTAACTAAGGTTAAGGGTTTAATGTCAACCCCATCTCCGAAAGCTACTCCGTGCTCAATTCCACATTTAGTAAGGAAGTCTGAAGTCTGTTTTAAAAGTTGTTTTTTGTTAAAGAACAGGAGTCCAGTCTTCCCTTCAAGAGCTTTTAAAATAGCAGCGATAACGATAGTCTTACCTGACCCTGTAGGAGCCTTAATAATACATGACCTTAGCTTTAAAGCCTCTTGTATTAGATTTTCTTGGTAATCTCTAGGAGTATACCCTTCTAGATTAGTATCTCCTATTATAACATCAGGTCGGCTGTCATTTAGCTTGTAATCGTACTCCAAATAGTCTAGATCTTCTATAATGCTATATAACAAGCCAGTTCCGAATTTACCAGTTTTAGGATTAAAATAATAAGTATAGCCATCCCAATGACCACGTTTATAAGATGAGGCATATTCAGCCCCAGGAGCTTTGCACCGGTATTTTTTACCTAAAGCCTTTAACAGCTTAACGTTAGAGGTTTTTAAGATAGAATAAGTATTTGAAATAAATATTTCCATATTTTATTATTTTATCTATTATAGGTCAAAAGAACTAAAAACTTTTCATTATTATGTCCGAAAACAAATCAATTATAGATCTTGCGAAAGCTGCTCAGTCAGCACCTCGCGCAGAAGAAGCTCCTCCTGTAACTAGAGGAGAAGAAGTTAGCAGACCTCGTGAGGCAGTACCTGGAGAGTCAGATGCTCCTAAGGATATCTTAGATGGACTTCTGCAACATGCTAAATCTAAGCTTTCCTGGTGTGATTTAAAACTGCCATCTGCAGGGCTAGGACCTACGAAAGTTGAAACTATTGAGATCAGACCTTTTACATTTGAGGATGAAAAGATACTACGTACTGCTAAATCAACTATAGAAGGAGAAGCTATTATTCAAAAACTAATTTCTAGGTGTATACAAGGTATAGATTACAAAGATCTACTTTTAGTAGATAAGAATTATATCTTATTTAAATTGCGTGAAATTTCCTATGGAGATGCTTATGATATTAGTGTAACATGTGGAAGTTGCGGTACAGAAAATGAACTCCAGGTTCAGCTATCTAAACTCCCTGTAGTTTACGCGGAGACCTCGTCAGATTTGGAGCATAATATACTCCTTCCAGATTCTGAAGTAGAAGTTGTAATTAAAGCTCTAACTGTAGACCATGAAACCTTAATGTCGTCTCCAGAAACTTTAATGGATAATTTATGGAGACTAATAGACTCTATAGGAGGTCACTCAGAGCGTACAGTTAAGCAGGGATTTATAGCAGGGACTACGGCTAAAGACATCTCAGTAATACGACAAGCTATTTTTGGGGGAGATATAGGTATGCAAACTAAGGTAAATTTTATATGTAACTCTTGTGAGGGTCACGATGTTTTGGAATTACCTATTAATGAAGGTTTTTTCGACGCGAACTAGAGGAAGTTTTAGGTAGCTCCTACCATTTCGAGGAGTGCTATCTTCTAGTGCATAGATGCGGGTTCACCTATAATGATGTTATGAGCCTTACATATATTGAAAGAAAAGCTTTTATGGATCTTAGAGTTCAAGAAGCTGAAAGAGAAAAGGCAGAAATAGATAACATCCAGTCTAAATAATATAGACCTATGGCAACTTTCAACAATATACCCGTAACCCTTAGATTCAATAGACCTAGCCCTACAGGCAAAACTTTATTAGAGTTTCAGTACCTTAAAGGAGGTACCTACACAGATCCTTACGAGATTGTAAGTGTTCACATCTTTAAAGATACAAATTTACAGGACCCTTCTAATTGGCTGGATCTTTCAGCAAATTCACCTAATTACGGTTTAGTCGCATCTGCATTGGAGACATCAGCGGTATGTATCTTTAGCGGTACTACTCAAGCTGAATCTGCTTACCCTACAGGCACACCTACAACTAATCTCAAGTATAAGAGAGAGACAGGTAAGTTTGCTGTCGCTTTACAGGAAGGTATTATATGGGTAGACCCTAAAGACGGTGCTAATAGAACATTTACAAATGCACCTGCAGCTAAGTACTATGATATTTGGACAGTTAGGGATATAGCAGATGGAGCCTTAACAACCTATATCCATCAGTTTGAATTGTTCTTTGATTCTATTATATCTCTTACAGAACCTTTAATGGTAACTACTAGCCAAAGACTCGTACAAAAGTATATTAATAAAAATTCTAAAACAGATCTGCATATAACTTCGCAGCACACTGTAAATAATTCTAATATTACACCAGAAGTTAAAAACATCTTTAACAGTACGATCCTTAATAACGCGGCTATTAGAATTATTAAACTAAAGGATGATACTTCTACAGGAACTCCGTATGAAGAAGTATTAGCGTGGACCTCCACGGGAGTAATAGTAAACTCAGAGGATACTATTATCTATGGATGGGATACCGCTGGAAAAGACGTAGGAACCTATGAGTTGCAAGTAAGTTCTACATTCTTAAATCAGAATATTATGAGTGATAAGTTTAATTTAGTAGTGCGCTAAGCTCGTAGTTAAAATCCATCTTCATCACAGTTTCAGATATCCAAGCTTTAACCTCTATTGGATCCGCTTCTATTATAAACTCATTCCAATCTTTAAATTGGCGAGGAGGTCTTACGATATAAGGCTCTGGAAGATTCTTTGATTTAATCATCCTGCGAGCAGATTGAATACCGTAATCACCCGCTTGGTCGTTGTCGTAAGCCAGTATCATCTTCTTACCCGAGAGCTCTTTTAGTTGATTCTGAGAGAAGATAGAACCTTGGGTACTGGTTGCGTTAATACCAATATTCTGAAGGCTGAGAGCGTCTATAGGACCCTCTGTGACTAAGATATAAGGTTCGTCCTTGCGGAAGGGATAAAGTATCTCAGAAGCCCTAACTCCGTACTCTCCAAACGAAGGATTTAAATATTTCATACCATATCCCGTTAACTTACGAGCTTGAAAGTAGAATACTCCATGGTCATCCTCAAAAGGAATTATAACACGATTTACATACTTACCTTTAACTCCTACGTAAAGCTTATAAGGGTCTAATCTTCGAGTTACAGCAAATCTATACGCAAGACGTTCTGTAAGGTTATCAGAAACTACACTAGCCTTTGTAAGTTTTTTAAAATTTTCTAATTCATCCTGGATAGATTTACCAGAACTTAAAGTTTCCTGCTGCTTACGTAAATGGCTAGTAACTTCAAATAATCTCTCAGGAGTATCAAATAGCTTCCTCTGGATAAGTACAGAAGCTTCTGAATAAGAGATACCTTCTACCGCTGACACAAGATGTATAAAATTACCCTTCTCTTTGGTTTTAAAGCATTGCCATAGACCAGTATCTGCATTAATGGACATATGACGCTTAAAATCATCGCAAAACAGGCTATTAACCACGAATTCCGCGTTTGTTTCACTATAATCAGTGAACTTTTCGCGTAAATAGTCTTTAATAATATCAGAGGATATATCCATGTTTATAAATAAAATTTCACCAAGTAAGCTTAAAACGTATAACGAATGTAAGAAGAAGTACCAGTTCAAGTATGTGGATTACCTAAAAGGTATCTACAATGCTAACTCGAACACGGACGCTTTGCAGTACGGTTCATACGTCCATAAGATTTTCGAACTAGGCACAAAGCTAGAAACTATAGAAGAACTTCAAGCGCTCGCGGGAGAGCTTAGAGAGAACTATACCTTCTCCTCTGTTAAAGAGAAGAACCTTCAACTTATATTAGAAAATTTCTTTGTATTTAATAAAAAGCTTGAAACGACAATCAGTAACGAGATGGTGTTCGAAATGGACATTACAGACGACTTCAAAATTAACGGCATTATAGACCGTGTAGTTAAGGGTAAAACCGGCAAATATCTTGTAATAGATTATAAGACGTCCCGTAGACCGACGCCAAAGCATGAATTATTCTCAGACCCCCAAATGTTAATGTACGCATTTGCGGTAAGTAAGCAATTTAACGTACCTATTGAAGATGTAGCAGTAGCTCACTATTACCCCCACTTAGATAAACTTGTATCTGTTAAATTTGGTAGAACCCAAATGTCTGTATTCTTACGAGGACTAAAAGAGAAGATCTGGGAGATTAGGAAGAAAAAGAAGATTCAACTAAACCCAACTCCAAACCAGTTTTGTAACTGGTGTCAACATAAAGATTTATGTCCGGAGTTTGGGGGAACACCTGAAATGGTGGAAGAAGCTAAAAAGGCTGAAAAAGAAAAGAAAAAGAATCAAGTACTAAGCCCTCATGAATTACTCTTAGAGGCTGAGAGAAAGGAGAAATTTAATTCTCCGAATAAGCTTAATACACAATAGGTCTGTAGAGACTAATATTAATCACTTCAAAGAAATACAAGACTTCAGAAATGTTGTACTTGTGTTTTTTTGTATACAAGGAAATCAGAGAATCCTTTTTAACTGGCTTTTCCTCTTTTAAAGACTTAAGTAACCTATCCTGGAAGATAGCTATAAAATGGTCAGAAAACCTATGTCTCCATTTATCCTTAAATTCCAAGGATAAAGCATAGTCCACTTGTTCAAGGAACTCCTTTATTTCTATACTATCTAAGTTAGAACTCATTACTATTTATTTTAAGTTTTTCTACGTTTTGAAGTTTTTCAATTCAAAGTAAATTACATTTAGATTAAAGTCAACCCAATGGCAAAAAATAAGAAAAAATTAGAAGAAATTTCAAATACTAAGAAATTACGGCAGAGAGATAGAGGAAAACTCGATTCTGTGGTAGGTAATTTATATACATTTGGATACGCCTCTAAGTCAGCCTCAGATGGTAACCCTTTAATACTGTCAGTATATAGGACCGGAGGTGGTAGATTATTTAAAGCTAAGAACGGTAATACTTATATGGCAGGGATAAATCTGAATAATTTAGATACAGGTACCCGCAAAATAATTATAGAGAAATTAATGGGAAAAAAGAGGATATCTTACAGCATGATAAGAAGAGCAGGAGCATCCCTTAAGATAAATTACCGGGTATATAACTACCGTAAAGTACAGAATTTATCATTAATTGACAGTGGTATATACTTAGAGACCTTATAGTATGGTAGAACAGCAAGATCCTAGCAAGAAAGAACAACGACCAGTTATGAAAAAGATGACTGGAGCTTTATTGCGTAATGTTAACGCTATGGGAGCTTTAACTACTGGTATATCGTCCTTACATAGCGCACACGCTAATCTAACTAAAACCTTAATTAGTACTGGTAGGATGCAGTTGGGAAGCTTGTCTCAGCTACATAAAACCTTTGATAATAGAGGGTTAAGTCTTACTGACTCAATTGCTCTTAATTCTTCTATCTTAGAATCTGGTCTAGCAACTTACGGTAGAAATACAGAAGCTTTAAACAAGGCTAACTCTGGATTCTCTACTCAGAAGAAAATGCTAAGTGAATACGCTAATGTTGGAAAGAGCACTAAGGGTTTAACCGCTTTGATGGTGATGAACCAGCAAGCACTAGGAATGTCTAATGGGACTACGGCGAAACTTGTACAACACACCATTCAGCTAGGAGCAACCTATGGCTTTAATTCTGATAAGATAGTAACAGCGGTAAACAAACTGAGTAGTACTTGGACTACATCAATGGGTACTTTCGGTCCCGACGTAGCAGCCGCAAGCCAGGAAGCGATGGCGACTTTAATGGGAGAGTTTGGTGTAGGTGCAGAAAATAATATAGCGAGCTTGATAAATACTTTAAATAGCGGTACTAGGGAGTCCGCTATAACTGCGCAAAGGTTAGGAATAGATATGGCTAAGCTAAATTCTACAAACTCAGCAGACCAAGTAAGTGCTCTAAAGCAAGGTTTAGCTAATTTAAAAAATATAGTAGGAACTGGAACCGGTGCAGACCGCGCACTTTGGGTTCAGCCACTTCTTGATAAATTAGGTGGAACCCCTGGAATGTTAGCGTTAACTAGACTGGAACCTATATCAAAAGAACTTAAAGATATAACCTTGGCAGAGCAAGCGGAGCAGGCTCGCCGAGCTGACGTTATGTCTTCAATGAATGATGCAGTTAAAAATATTACACTTGCTCTAGCTCCTGCTATTGAGGTGGTTGCTGGAACACTTAACGTGATTGCTAAAGTACTTAACGCTTTGAAATTCCAAGTGGCTGCAATTGTATTGATAATGGCAGCTAGAGCTGCTACTACCGCTATTAAACAAGGTCATCAAAATTTGACCGGTAAATTTAAAGCCTCTGCAGCTAAAGTAGCAGATCCTACGATGACGACTAAAGCAGGGCAATTAAGAAACTCAGCAGGTAAATTTGTAAGTAATAAGCCTCTTTCTTTATCTACTAAAACTACAAACGTAATAGGTAAAGGTTTTGGAGCTGCTACTAAGATGGGTACTAAGCTTATGACCACAAGACTTGGCGGTATGTTTGGAAAGATTATAGGTGGAGCGTTTAAAATGTTACTAGGTCCTTGGGGTATATTATTATCATTTATCCCTACTATCTTGGATATGTTTGGCATATCACTATTCAGTGATGAAGAAGCTGAGAAGGATAGAAAGAAAACTAATGAACTTTTAACTAAGCCTAACAAACAAGAAATGCACTTAGCTTCTATAGCCGCGTCTATAGGTCAATCTAACCTTTTCCAGCAACAGATGTTACTGGAGGCAGCGGAGACTACTAAGGCTATCAAAGAGGGTAACGAAAAGCCAGAACCTATACCGGCGCCTACAGGC